CGCCTGCGCCGCAGTTTTTCGTTATACATGTCAGTTTTGAACCAGTCTTACCGTCGCCACATTCGATATCGGCGAAGAAGTTACCAGGGCCGGGGGGCTTGGTATCACCTGGGCAGACTGTGTTGGCCTTGACACTTAGCTCCTGTCGCGCTGAATCGACCTCGTACCAATAGACGTAGTTGCCGTTATTCTCTCGTTTTGTGGAGTAGTTCCGCTTGCCAGACCACAAGTAGGTGTAAGTGGCTTCGTAGCGATCACCAGTGGTGCGTTGAGCCGTAATTTGTCCGACGCCGTTCGTGACACACTCGATTATTTCGTCGTTCGCGTTGAAGTGGAACATCGATAGCGAGTTGGTTTTATCGTTGTTCTGCTCACGCCCATAATCCAAACCGCTCTCATCATCAACGTTTTCATTGATGGTGGTATTCGACTCACCGGGCCACATGTAGCAGGTGTAGTTAGCGCCGTCCTTGGGCACATAGATTTGAGCCACATTCCCTCTGATGATCGTGGCGTGGGGATTGCGACCAGTCCAATCAGTTAAGACAGTCGTGCTGTACCAATCGGGGTTCTTAATTCGATTTGCGTGGTTGCGGTTCTTTCCTTTGAACCACTGAACACTCCAGCGTGTTTCTTTGGCTGCGGCGCCGTTAGGGTCAATCGTTTTGTCACCCCGTTGGTTCATAAAACCAGCGGTGACTCTGAGGATTCGACGATCCTTAGTGCCGCACTTCACTTCGCCTTTCAGCGTCACCTGGATCTCTTCGGCTTGGCGACGAGGTAAAGCGATTTGCGCCGCGTTTACGTCGGCTGCTGTTGGCTCGGGGCCGAGGGCGGAAGCAGATTGGACGTTGAAATCATCGGAGTAATCGAAGTCCTGTAACTTCTTGACTGCAATACCGCCCCTTAAGAACAGGCGGGGTTGATCCAGATTGTTGAATTCTCGGGTGGCCCGCAGGCTCAGACCCATCATTGCGATATCCGGGTATGTGCAGATCTCCCGAGGCTTCTTTGATTCGTTGACGTACACGATTTGGTGCTCCGCACCAGCGTCACTACTGCGGCTGATTAGTCCCGCGTAATAGCTGCCCTCATTGACCTGAGTGGCGTATTCCCAAATAGCCCAATAGGGCTTGCTGCAGCCGGAGTCAGGGTTGTTGTCACCACCTCCTCCACCGCCACCGCCGTCTCCGTCTCCGCTGCCCTTCGGATCGCAGCGCTTGATCTCCCAAGTGAAGAAGCCGCTGGTGGTGCCGCCGTCGCTGATCTTTTTCCCACCGACCTGATAGATCTTTCCGCCGTCTTTTACCTCATCCTTCCAGGGGCGACCGACATTGTTGCTGGTCGAGCCATCCCAGATGGTTTTGCCCTTCCATACCCATCTCTCGGTGACACGGGCGGAGCCGCCGGGGCCTCGGGCAGTGCGTGTCTGCACGATGCCCGTCTCAATGGTGGGGTTGTTGCCGGAGCCAGGGCGGCCGGAACTTTTCTCCTCGTAACGTTCATCGCAGTTCTTGACGTCCGAGGTTTTCATTAGACCCACCTCGGGCTCGTCGTCTTCGTTGTCCCAGCTGCTGCCGCACTCAACACAACCGATGTCGAAGCCGTCCTTGATGTAGTCCGGTACTTCGTCTTCCTCTGCTTCCTCTATTGCGGCAAGGCGGTTCCAGAAAGCTGCCTGGCGAGCACCACGACTTGGGGCTTCTTCCTCGGGGGTGAAACAGGTGTCCCCGTCGCAAGTGTCTTCGAGTTCTTTATCGAGACCATTGGTGGCATCGTCACCGTCGTCCAGGTCGATGTTGAGCCGACCGCCGAAGCCTTGGCACCATTCGTCTTGGCAGAAAGCGTTTTCCTCGTTGGCATAGTCGCTGTCTTTCTTGCCCAGCATCAAAGGAGAGGTGACCGCACAGCGCACGCCAATCAGACGGCCGACGCTTGAAACTTGGACCTTCCCAATGTTTGTGATCGTTTTCAGCAGGGTGAATTCTTCGCCCTTAGCGACGTCCAGCACCCAGGCGACGTCATCTGTTTCCCATTCATCCGGATCCTGTTTTCGCTTGGTGGCCCACCCCGAATTGAGGGGGAATAGGCGGTATTCATATTGCTTCTGCCGTTTTGGTTTGATCCGGATGTAGTTGTATTGGTCAACAGGCTCATTGCCACGGATCGCAAAGACGATCTTTAGGTCTTCCCAACTACTGACTGAACTGGGATCCTTGACGTCCTCCGGATCACGCATGTACAGCTTGAAGAATGAGAAGCGCGTGAAGTATTGGTTCTGAACGCCATTCGTGTATTGGACGTCTTTTTTGTCGTAGTTGTCGCGGAGTTCATTTGAGGTGGGGATGGTGGGGAAGTTGCACATCCCATTCATCTGCGCCCATACCCGGGATTTGATGCCGATCTCGGTGATGTCCGCTTTCCGCATGTTGCGGAAGCTCGCCATCTCGTATTTCAGCAGTGGGCTCCAATGCGGAGGGACGTGCTGCTTATCAAAAACCGAGGTGGAAGCGTCATCACTACAGATGTCCTCCTCGAAGTAGTCCTTGGAGACAAAGCCGATCTGGCTCTTGGCATCGCGGTCTTCGATGCACTCCAGCTCTGCCCAAGTGGATTCCTCCTCCATTTCATAGGTGCCGTTGTCACGGTCAACGACACGGAAACGACTGGAGTTGATCATGAACTCCTCGCCGATCTGCAGAGCGTCGTCTGCGGCTTGACGGTCGGCGTCGGATTCGTTGATTAAGTCCTCAACAGAAACGGTGACCTTGTCGTCACCACTGCCTTCTTCGTAGAGATCTTCGTCGTACTTCTTTTTCATGATCTCGAAGCGGACGGTGTCGCCGCGCTGCACCGCCTCGTCCCAACGGGGCTTCTTCTTGTCGCCTCGTAATGCCTTGCCGTTGTATTCAGTCAGACCCATCAGCCGGCCGTAACCACGACCGCTCGGCTCCATACGATCTTCACCGCCGCTGATCTTTTGGCGCTCTAACTTGACCTGATCTTCCGCGTTGCCTTCTTGTGCGTTGGGTAGGGAGATGACTCGCCAAGGTGGTCGGCGATCCACCCCATTCATGATTGGGCTGTAACAGCCGAATGTGCTCTGGTTAGAGAGCGAGTACGTCATGCTGAATCCCGAGGATTCATCCATGTCGCACACGGGGGTGGGAAAAGGTTCAGCCCACGACCGGTAGTCCTTGATCTTTTTCGCTAAAAACGGATTTCCGGATGCTTTGTTGTCGTCAGTGCCGTGTCTCAGATCGCTAGAGCGGATGCGGCCATCCTTTCCTTCGTTGTCGTAGTAGAAGGCGAAGTTTCGGTCAGATAATTTGTCGAGGGTGTTGTTGCCAATCCAGATCCCAGCAAGCTCGGGGTCGAACTTGCGGTCGTTCGCCATCTTTTCTCCGACGACATACATCCCCTGGAAGAGTTGACCCTTCCCCATGGAGTACATCCGAGACCACACCAGGAGTGGCGAAACAAGCATGCCCCCCGAGACAGACGGTGAGGGGACGTAGCGCGTGCAGTCGTTGCACAACAGCGCTTCAAGCGTGATCGGCCAGTTGCCGTGCGTGTTCTCTCGGGACTCTTCTTCTTTGTCGTTGCCGAAATGGATGGGAATGGGCGTGCCGTAAGTCGCCAGTTCGGTCTGACTGTCGAAGCCATACGTGGGGCTGAAACGATTGCGACCCCTTTCGTCCTCTCCTTTCTTGCTTCGGATCCCACGCTCTTGTTGTAACGGCTTGGGCTTCGGGGCTAACAACGTGCCCGCAACCGTGAACAACACGCCTACAGCCAGAATGATCAGGCTCGGGACGATGATCGCGTCGGCTGTTATTTGCTCGGGGCGGACTCCCGTTTTCTTGCTGATAAAGCGCAGGTATTGCTCATACTCCTCGGGAGTCATCCCGACTGAAGCGATCAGGCTTCGTTCGTAGGGGAGTAGCGGTAGCTGCGTGACGTTGGGACCAATTCGAGCGGGGACCAGTTGACCGCCATCACGCCCCGATTGATGTGAAGGATCCCGCTGCACCACGTAACTCCAAAGGCCCAACCAGTTTCTGAGTCGGGTAAGAGGCTGACGTCACCATCGTAAGTGGGATGCGGAATTCGAGTACCCCAGTTAGTAAGGTCGCGCATGATTTCTTGCTTCGGCAGCTCATACCAGTGCTGTTTGAACGGTGGTGTCGGGATTTCCATTACCCGAAGAGCTGTGTACACCAAATGAATGCAGTCGATTGCGCCCCGAGTGCCGTTTGCACCGAGGACGTAAGGCATGCCAATTAGCTCACTGCAATCGGAGATTCGCTGAGACTGGAAGTGGTCCGACGTTGTCTTGTTCAAGTACTCGGTGTGGGACATCGCCCGTCACAGCATCCAACACTGAATTTAAGATCATTCGTATTGATGTATCGTCCCAGCCGCCCGCCGAAACAACACCTACATATTCGTAGAGAAGTTGGGCAAACTTTTTGGGTGCTAATGGGTCGAAGCTGCCGACTCGGACGACAGCAACCCACTCCTCCTCTAGGGCTTGTAAGGCGAAAGCTTGGGCCAAAGCACTGTTGGGGAGGACAATGCTGGCATCAACGTTGTCTCCATTACGAGCAACTGTGATGCCACTAAAGCCGAAGGGCATGAATTGATGGTTCTTATTGTTGATTCGGACAATGCTTCCGACATTGAAATTTTGGAAGGCATATGCGCCCTTGCCCTTAAACCGTAAGGCTTGGCCTATGGCGTATGTCCGGCCTGGATTTTTAGTCATCAGAAGCCTGAACGGGAACGGGTCGCCTGAGACATCCGGATCTTACGGAGTGTCCTCGCTTCACCTTGTTTGGAGGCTTGGCTAATGATGCCCGGGATTTCATCCTGGCTGACGTAATTCTTCTCGTTAAATACAAGCTGTTCTCCTGTGATGTTGATGGAGAAGTTGTCAGATGCTGAGCCGTCTGTGCCGTAGTTGTTGGTGTTGCTGTAGTTGTTGCCGGGGTTGAAGCGCTTGCTGACGTCACCAAGAGCGGTTGGTTGGTTGCTTGACCTGTTCTGAGAGCCAGTTGCAAGGGCTGCTCCATCTACAACGCCCTTGCCTCGCATGCCCTGTGCCCAGCGGGTCATGCTGCTGGCCATTTTGTTCTCGGGGATGACGTATTCGGGGGTGCCGCCTTCGCCGATCATTGCGGGGGTGGCGCTGTTCACGTAGGCGCCTTGGGCCATGAACATTCGGCCGATGCCCAGGCCCGCACTGCCGACGCCCATTAGGACTTGGCCGATGCCCAGCAGGGTGTTGCTGGTGCCGCCTTCTTTGATTTGGCTGATGCCGCCGGCCACCATGCCGATGCCCATCAAGACCTGGGTGGCTCCGGCTAGTGCGCCCTGGACTTGCTCAGCAGTAGAGGCTTGAGCGGCGTTTGCTTCGGCGGCTTGGCCCACAGTTTGGGCGGCATTGCCTGCCTCTCGGCCCATCGCCTCGGCGCTGTCCATGAACTTGACGATGTTGTTTGATGCCTCGGGGATGATTTGGTTGAGCTGTGCGTCGGTGAGGCTGGGGCCGCCTTGGCCGTTTAATTCACCAACCGTGTCGCCAATTCGGAGTTCGCCTGCGTTGTATTCGTCCATCGCGGTGCGTTGGCCCGGGGTGAGTCCTTCGCTGTCGAGTGGCTGCTCAGTGCCATCTCGGGGTTGGAAAGCTCCAGTTCGTTCGATGGCCTGGACGACCTTCGCGACTTCGGTTTCCATCTTTATGGCCAGACTTTCGAGCGCGGTGACGGTCTTTTGAGCGTCAGTTTCAGCTTGGGTGATGTATTGCTCCAGGAGTCCTTTGATCTGCTCCTCCACGTCCCCAAGGCCAAGGACGTCGCCGAAGATTCCCTCCAGCTGCTTTTGCATGTCCTTGAAGACCCACTCGACAAAGCTGTCGATTGTCTTGCCAGCAAGGGCTTGAGCAAAGTTGCGAGAGATCTCCTTGATGTCGCCGCCTGAGAGGAGGGATTTGGCGGCGTCTTTGTATGCCTCTGTGAGTGTGGCTGCGGCGTCTTTGGCCAGGGCCAGCCTTTCGTAGAGGGGTTCGAGCTTCTTGCGCAGTTCGTCTTGGGCGTCGGCTGCTTTTTCCAGCTCTTCACGGAAACGCCTGAGGGAGTCCAGGGCTTCTTCTGTGAGCTTGCCTTCGTTGCGGAGGAATTCCAGGCGCTTTTGAGCGACTTCGTTCTCAATACGGATTTGAGCCACACGGCGTTCGGACTCTTCACCGAAGCTGGCGAAAGCTTCGAGGGCTTGATTGGACATCTCAATCAGTGAGTTGAAGCCTTCCTGGCGGAGTCGAACAATGTCCTCCTCCAAATCCCCGAGGAGTTGAAGTGACTTCAGCTCCTGCATTGCCGCAATGGTTGCGGGCAGTTCATTGCTCAGCTGGTTGTAGTTCGCGAGCAGCCTGGCGGTGGCTCGGGCTTTCTCTTCATCGTTCAGCTTGCTGTTATTGATGCCGGCCTGAGCGATGGCCTTGTTGAGGTTGAGCATCGTCTGCTGGAAAACCTGCGGGTCGATGCGGCCACCACCGGCTCCTGCGGCTTGCATGCCCATCAGACGGAGGCGCGCCTGACCGCGCTGCTGCTCCAGAGACGATTGTGTGGGTAGATCGGTCAACAGGCTGCGCCGGCCGAATTCCTCCAGCTTCAAGCCAGCAATGGCTTTGGCTGTCTGGTCCATCGTCTTGTTCAGACGAGCAATGGCGTCGGTCAGCTGCTTGTCTGCAGCTGCGCGCATGTCGACGAGATCTTGAATGGCAAGATCCAGCTTCTCCATCTTTGGAGGGGCCGGTGGTGGGGCTTTCTTGAAGATCGTGCCTAGGTCGTCTTGGGCCTGTTCCCGAGCGAATTGAGCTACACCATTCGCTTTGCCTTGCTCCTGGGCGAATTTGTTGAGCCATTCGTTGAAGCCGAGATTGCCGGCAGAGAAGATCTGATCGAAGTTGGGGATGGCTTCTCGGAGGATGCGGGTTAGTTCCTCGGGGGTGACGCCTCCTCCGATTCCGT